CCCACACCGAGCAGCTTTTTGTCGAGCTTTGCAAGGTAAAGCTCCGCATTGGCTCCTGCGCCGATGGTCCAGCTCTGCGAGTAGCCGAGGCCGCTCATGCTGCCCTGCGTCGCGCCGATCGGATAACCGGAGCTGTCTCCGTCGCCCAGCGCACGGATGACCATGCGGCACGTGACGACCTTCTTGGCGTCTGCGGATGCCTGGGCATTGTAGGCGTCAATGATGACGCCCGCGTCCTCGATGAGGAGCTCGCAGCTGTTCTGCTCTGTCTCGCTCATCGTGCGCGTCATGCGTGCCTGCACATCCGCGACCGTCGCATATGCCGCCATATGATCACCTCGCTCTCTTGGCCGGCGCCTTTTTCCTGGGCTCCGGCTTTTTCTCCTCTGTATCCTCTGCGAGCTTATGGCCCGCCTCTTTGTATCTCTCAACGAGATCACTGGGGACGGACATCTCCGTCCCCGTGATCCAGTTGATCATTCTCACGTGCTCCATCAGGCCGTGATGACAGCAAAGCAAGACGTATCAGCCCTGAAACCGATCTCGATCTCAGCGCGGACCGCAAACATGTTGTGCTCCCACAGATTGACCTGCTCGCCGCCGATGGTCAGGCTCGCCTGATCCGCGAAGCGGATCTGCACGCCCTCGACGGTGCCGTACATCGCCTGCGTCCAGTCACCGGCGACGGCCAGCTTGGCCGGGCTGCCGGCAGTGTATGCGCCTTTGCTCAGGACGGTCCTGGCGCCGAGGATCATCGGGACAGCCCCCTCGGCGACATTGTTGATAAACAGTGGCCGCTTTGTGGTATCGGTGGCGCCCAGGAGTGCGCCCTTGCCCTGCGGGCTCAGCACGAAGCCGTTGAGGATGCCTCCCGCGGTCGCGATCGCCGTGTCAGCCGCGACGAGACCGGCATATGCGTCATTCCCGAGAGCGACCGCAGTCGCGCCGCCGAGTGTGTCGAAATTGGAGCCGGGAGCTCCGGCCGCCGCGCCGAGAACAGTCGCGTCGAATTTCTCCGCCAGCGCCAGCGGCAGCCTGGCAACGATCGCATCGTACAGGCTCGCGGCGTCACGCCGGAACTCGTCCGAAAAAGGCACGATGACGGCCAGCTTGTAGGCCTGCATGATCTTGGTCGAGAGGGTCGGATTGCTGACGGGCTTCGCGCCGGTCTCCTCCACCCATGCCGCCTGCGGGTCGCCGGTGATCACCGGGATCGTCGCGCCGCGACCAGGCAGCGCGATCTGACGCGCGAGCTGCATGACGGCACTCTGCTGCTGCGTTTTCTGCAGGATCTCCTGCGACACTTCGGTCGGAAGATTGATGTTTGTTCTGTTGGTATTGATACCTGCCATTTTTGGCCTCCTTTTTTAGAGATTGTCCGCGGCCCAGTCGGCAAATTTCTGCCGCGTCGTGGGCTTTGCGATATTTGTGACCTCGCCGCCATCCTTGAGCTGCGGATATGCTCCGCCTCGTGAAAATTCGAGGATGGCATTGGCCTGTGCCGCACAGGCCTCCTCTGTGTCTCCCGTGAGGAGAGACGCCGGCACCTTGAGCTCTCCCGCGACCTTGTCACGCATGTCGCGGATGGCGTTGGCCGCCTTGATCTGCTCGAGCTCTGTCTGCAGTGCCTGGGCGCGTGCATTGGCCTCATTGACCGCATCCTGCCCTCCGGCAGCTTTAAGCTGCGCGAGCTCGTCCTGTGCGGCCTGCAGCTGCTCCTGCAGCGTGCGCGTCTGCGCCTTTGCGCCGTTGATGTCTGTGCCGTGGATGCCGATCAGCTTGTCGATCTGCTCCGCGGTTGCCTCTGGGAAAATGTCTGTGATGTCTGTGCGTTTCATTCGTGTCCTTTCTTGCCTACGCTTTTTTACGAGGTCGCTCCTCTTGGCCGTGCTAGTTTTACGAGATCCCGCTCAATGATTTGCGTATGAAAAAAGCACCCCGTCGTCACGGGATGCTCTTGTCATCAATCAATATCAGCCTCCTCGGCTGCGGAGCTTTCAAGCTCCCGGCGCTTGGCGTATGCCGCGCGCTTTTGTGCGTTTATGCGCTCTTTGTTTTCTTCATAAAACCGCCGGCGCATGGCATTGATCTTATTGGTCGAGTTTCCCCCGGCCTCGTTGTACATGCGCTTATACTCTGCCGGATCATATCCGGCGACCGTGGTCGACGGACTGAACCGCACCGAAAAAGCACAGTCACAATTCGCATGTATGTGCTCTGCGTGTCCGCCTGCATCCATCGCGCTGCCTGCATCCTGCCAGCCGCGTGACGCGAGCGCGATGCAATACGCGCACGTATCTCCGGACGGAATCCACGCGACCTGTGCGTGGTCTCTGCTGGCGTTCTGTAATGTTGTGTCCTGACCGGCCAGCTTTACCAGGCGCCCGATCGCTCCGGAGATCGTGTCCTCGTCCGCCGTTTGCTTGATGGTCCCGTTGACCGCCTTGGCGACGTCGCTGATCTCCGGCATCTGTGCCGGTACCGCCGGAGCCGTGGCGACTCCGGAGAGCGCTGCGATGGCGTCATAAGCCTCGCACGCTGCCGCCGCAGATGCCTCCCCGTATTTCTGCACGAGAGCATTGGCGAACTCGATCAGCTCGCCCCTGGGGATGCCGTCGATGCCGACGCCGTGCCATCTGCCGGATGGCTCCCATACAGCCCGGCGGAACTCCTCCGCGGCTTTGTCACTCAGCCGCCGCAGGATGTCGCGGTATCTCGTCCACTGGGCGAGGGATAACGTGGCCGCCGGCATCACTCACCCCCGAGCTCACCGAGCACCGAGAGACCGCGCGCTCGCGTCTCCTGTGCCTTGATCCTGCGTATGTCAGCCTGGTCGAATCCGATCATCTCGAGAAATGTGTCTGTGTCAGCGAATGCCTGGCGCGCGCTGGCGATCTTGATCGCAGCGTCTGCCGTGACTGCCACGGACGGCATGGCCGGATTTTTGAAATGCGCGATCACATCACGCTGCTCATCCGGCAGCTCGTCGATGGTCGTGCCCTTGGTGATCGCGAGCGCCATGAGCGCGATCGTGCGAAGCGCGACGCCGTTCGACTGGTTGAGCTGCTCCGCCATCATCACCAGCGTCTGCGTCTGCGCGAGGATCGCGTCGCTCGAGGTCGGGTTTGCGTCGTTGACGACGCCCGTGTCAGTGACGCTCAGGCCGGTCGCGGCTGAGAACTGTGTCGCGAGCACGCGGATCATCTCCACATGCGGCGCGAGGCTGCCCTGCGGCAGCTGTCCAAATGCGGGCTTTTCACCCGTCTCCGGGTTTACCGTCGCGGCCAGAATGTTCCCGACGTACTGCTTGAATTTCTGATTGATGAGCGTGTCATACTGCTCATCCGTGACGCCGAGAATGTACTTTTGCGGCGCGGTGGCGAACTCGAGGCCGATGGTCGCGTTGGCGATGGTCCGCACATAGCTGTCGATCAGCCGCCTGATCGGCTCTTTAATCCGGCTCCGGCCGAATGGTTTGTTGCTCGTGGCATTCCACGTTAACGGAACCATGAGCGGCATGCCCATGCGATGCGGATACCGCTGGGCGGTCCATTCTGTATCAATCCGGCGCAGCGCCCATACATCGCGGTCGGTGTAGAAGTAAACCAGGGACGGGCTCCACATCTGCGTATCATTGTTGGGTGCCGTGTCAATAATCGCGAAACCGCAATCGATGCGGCCCTTGTCTCCGTCCCAATTTGCCGCCGCTGTCTGCGGCGAATGAAACCGGATCTTGCAGCCGATCCGGTCGTCTTTGCTCAGCGTCGCGAACGTGCAGCCATATTTCAGCTCGTCCCGGCATGCCTTGGCATACTCCGCGATCAGACTATTGCCCTGCACGATGGCATCGAGAGCTGCGACGTCCTCGCCCAGCTCGCCGACAAATCCGTCAAACATTGACCGCGCGGCGAGCACGTCGACCGCCTTGGCGCCCCAGCTGCATCCGATCTCGAGGCGTGACAGCCCATCAGGCAGCGCGATGCCGAGATTGACGTCGATGAGGCGGATGGCGCCCTCATAATATCTATCCTTTTTGGCGTTCTTGGCCTGATGCGTGAGATACGTGTCTGTCAGCTTGAGGAGCTTGGCGTACTCCTCCGCGGGCAGCCCCCGCACGTTTGTCGGCGTAAAAAAGTTAATCATCCTATCCGCATCCTCCTGTTAGGGTCTCGCTTTGAGGTCTTTGCTCCCCAGAGTGCCAGGGCCGCCGCCTCGATCGGCGCGCTGTTCTCGCCGCCAAATCCCCAGCCGCCGGAGAGCGGCCGCTTTACTGATGTTAAGGCACTGTCCCGCAGGACCTCCTGCGGAGCGTACCATGTGACTGTGCGCTCATTGAGCGCATCCGTCAGCGTGCCCACGCTTGCGAGCACATCCTTGGCGCCTGGGCGGATCACGCTGCCCTTGATTCGCCATGTGTCTGCGATCTTGTCGATCAGGACGTCGGCGCCGTTGCGCCCGTCAATGACCACGCACGCCGCTGTCCTATATCTGTCATTCAGCCAATTCGCGAGCCATGACATGCCGCGGCCTGTCGGCTGCATGTCGATCAGTGAGATCCTCGCCGGTCCTGTCTGCGGGACCACTGCGCCGCAGAGGCAGACCGCAGAGCCGTCGATCGTGAATTTGACGCCGTATGCCGTTTTTCCGTCCGGCTTGAGCTCTGTGCTCCGGCAGGCGTCCCAGATCTGCGCGTCGATGGCGAGATCTTCCCTTTTTTCGACGATCGGCGTCCACCAGCCGAGCCGCTCCCGCGCGAATGTGTCGGGGCTCATCTGCTCGCATTCTCCCGCGATGGTGCTCTCGAGGATACGGCGACCGAGCGCCGGGTTAGTCATCGCCCAGCGTTTGCGGTCCGTGACGTCGCCGATCTCGTCGACAGAGAACTCTGCCCACGCCATGCCCCGCGTCTCTCCTGCGAGCGCACGGTCGCGGATCGCACGGAAAACTGTGCCGGGACTCTGCGGCTCCGGAGGCGTCCCGAGCAGGATCGTCTGCGGATTCAGTGACGCGGAGATCGCCGGCAAAAAGCTCGCCTGCTGATCGTCATCCAGCTCCTGAGCCTCGTCAAATATG